ATAAGCGTCGATTTTTGCAATAAGAAGCCAGAATTGGTTGTAATGGGTGAGCGTCATCATGATAATCCACTATATAAGTGGTTCAAATGGTCTAAAATCGACAAGAAAGTTGAATTTCCTTCAATTTTGGAGGATTTGGCTGGAGATTATGAGTGGATTAACTGTGAATTCATTGGAAATCAGTTAATTGAAGTCCATTTTAGACAAAATCCCGACTTTAGACATGGCAATTCTGTTGCCATACCTCTCTGGAAGGGTGAAAAAGTTCAAGATTTGCCAGATTATGAGTATATTGAGGACTCTGATTACCTAAGGCAGGGATTTTACATTGATAAGGGATAGAAACCCCTCTAAAAGTTCTGATTTTTCAACAAATCAGGAGAATTTCATGCAACCCGACCGAAACAAAGAGTACATGAGGCAGATGTGGGGCACTGATCGCCTCGTTACTGACTATGGATCAATGAAACAAGTTGACATTTACGAAGAAAAGCGTAAATTTTTACAAGAAGTGATGGATTATGAAGAAAATGAGAAGAAAGTTAATGATCCACCAAACGATAGAATGTCAAGACCATGTGGAGGACAAGGTGGTTTTGATGATTATGTAGAGCGTTGGCACTAACTGCCTAAATAATCTAAAAGTCTGTCTATATCAATGCCAACAAACATATCAAGGGCTTTTAGAGACATCAGTTTATCATTCAAAAAACACCCAATCACCAATGACATTGTAGTTCTTAAAAATGAGAACGCAATCAAAAATTCGGTGATTAACTTGGTACGGACAATTGTTGGTGAGAGATTTTTCAATAATCGTATTGGAACGGTAATCGAAGACTCATACTTTGAACTACAGTCACCAGAAATTCAAGTTCAGCTTGAGAATGAAATCAAATCAACTCTGAACAACTTTGAACCAAGGATTGATTTAAGGCAAGTTAGAGTTGCATTTCCTGTTGATAGTAACGACCTTGAAGTCGGTGTAGTTTATGACATCGTTGGTCTTTCGACTCCCGTACAAGATATTACGTTTATCCTACAACCAACAAGGGTATAATGGCATTTACTCAATTCACAAATCTAGATTTTGATCAGATAAAGAGATCCATTAAGGATTATATCAGGTCTAACAGTGAGTTCACTGATTATGACTTTGAGGGATCTAACCTGTCAATCTTAATTGATACGCTTGCCTATAATACCTACATCACTGCATATAATACCAATGCAGTTGTTAATGAAGTCTTTCTTGACAGTGCAGTTCTAAGGCAAAATGTTGTCTCCCTAGCAAGAAATATTGGTTATGTACCCCAGTCAAAAAAGGCTGCAAGGGCTGTTGTCTCCATGTTGGCTGACGTACCTACTAGCGGCATTTCAAGCACCACACCGACGCTTACACTAAAGGCTGGTGTGGTTGCTACAGGTGCCGCTAATGACTTGAATTACTCATTCTGTGTACCAGAAGATATTACGGTTCCAGTATCTGATAATATCGGCGCATTTACTAATATTAGCGTCTATGAAGGTGCATTTGTGAAGTCATCGTTCACCGTTGACAATTCACAACCAGATCAAAAATTCATTCTACAAAACCCTGGTATTGATCTTTCAACCCTAGTCGTAAAGGTAAGACCTTCTGAGGGTGATCAGATCAGTGAGGAGTATACTAAGATTGATAATATTGTAGGACTAACCACAACTTCTAAAAATTATCTCGTACAAGAAGTTTCAGGCGAAAAATACGAGTTGATCTTTGGTGATGGAATCATTGGCAAAAAGCTTGAAAACAACAATTTCATCGAAGCCACCTACATTGTCACAAATGGAAAAGACGCTAATGGTGTTACTAACCTTTCATTTAATGGAGTTCTCCTTGATAGTAATAACAGCTTTATACCTCAAACATCACTTACCATAAACACCTCTGTAGCCGCTGCAGATGGTGCTGACATCGAATCAGTCGCATCAATCAAAAACTACGCTCCTAGGCTCTATTCCTCACAGTACAGAGCGGTTTCAGCTAATGATTACGAAGCGATTGTCCCAACCATCTATCCTAATGCTGCATCAGTCTCTGCATATGGTGGTGAAGAATTAGATCCACCTCAATTTGGAAAGGTATTCATCGTCATCAAACCAAAAAGCGGTTCTACAATCTCTCTATTCTCCAAAAAGGAAATCTTAAGAGATCTTAAAAAGTACAGTATCGCTGGTATTGTACCAGAAATCATTGATCTCAAGTATCTCTATGTTGAATTAGAGTCTTCAGTATACTACAATCCTAATATGATTAGTGATGTAAGCAATCTACAAAGTCAGATTGTTTCATCTCTAAATCAGTACGCAACATCAAAAGAGACTAATCAGTTTGGTGGAAGAGTAAAATATAGTAAGGTTGTCAGCCTAATTGATAGTACTGATAATTCTATCACATCAAACATCACAAAGATTAAAATTAGAAGAAATCTAAACGTTGCTATCAATTCCAATGCACAGTATGAATTGTGCTTTGGAAATCAGTTCCACATCCGCAGTGAAGGCTATTCCATCAAGTCTACTGGATTTAAAGTTAACAATAATCCAAATACAATGTATCTTGCTGATTTCCCAACATCTAAAACCATGGGAAGAATTTTCTTCTTCTATCTAGACTCTGTTGGTAAGCCTGTTATTGTTAACAACAGTGCTGGTACTGTTGATTATGTTAAGGGTGAGATCTTATTGAATAGTGTTAATATCATTTCTACAGTTAAATCAAATAATGTTGTTGAGATTCAGGCTATACCTGAGTCCAACGATATTATCGGTCTAAAAGACTTATACATAAGTTTAGATATTGCATCCAGCAAATTTACCATGATTAAAGATATCATGTCTTCTGGTGATAACGTTGCTGGAACAAGATTTACATCAACCTCAAGTTTTGTTAACGGAACTTATACGAGATAACGAAGAATGATTGATAAGCAGATCCAGAGAGTACAAATTAACCAAGTTATTGGTACTCAGATTCCAAAATTCATTGCCGAAGAAAATCCACTATTTACTGAGTTTCTGAAGCAGTATTATATTTCAATGGATCGCCAAGGCGGTTCAACTGATCTTAGTGAGAATATTGATCAATACTTAAATTTTGAGAATTTTAAGGAAACATCATACCTTGACGGATCTACATCTCTTACAAATAATATTGAATCTTTTACTGATGAAATTGAGGTTGCCTCTACGGCTGCCTGGCCCCAGTCTTATGGTCTGCTAAAGATTGGCACCGAGATCATCACATACACTAGTAAGGATGATACTAAGTTTTATGGCTGTATCCGTGGCTTTAGTGGAGTAGAGTCTTTACATAAGACTAACTACCCAGAATATCTCGTATTCAGAGAATCTGAGGCAGCATCTCACGTTGCTGACGATACTGTCTATAATTTAAGTAACTTATTCCTAGTAGAATTTTGGAAGAAGCTTAAATATCAATTCTTACCTGGATTTGAAGAGAGAACATTAGCTGATGGTTTAAACAAAGGTAAGTTTTTAACTTTTGCAAGAGATTTCTACAAATCTAAGGGTTCAGACGAGTCTATTAAGATTCTATTCAAGGTTCTTTACGGAGAACCAAACGCAGAAATCATAAAACCACAAGATTATCTAATTAAACCATCAAACGCTGACTGGTTGGTAACTAAAAACCTTATTGTTCAGCAAATTAGTGGTGATGCATCTAAGCTTAAGGGTCAAGCAATTTTCCAAGACTCTCCACAATCATCTAGCTATGTTTATGATAGCCAAATCATCAATCTCGAAGGTGGTGGATACTATCAGATCAAACTAAGCTTAGAATCTACGGTTGGAGATTTTTCTGTATGTCCTAGTACCAAGACTACAGATCCAGTAGATCTATCGTCATCAACAATTACAGTTGACTCTACTGTTGGATTTGCCGATGCTGGAGAGCTTTATGTCAACAGTGGTATTGTAACTTATACTTCTAAGAGCAGCACTCAATTTTTCAATTGTGTTGGCTTAACAACTAGCGTCGCAGTATATTCAGATATTTTCCAAAATAGTTTCATCTATTCTTATGAGAATGGTGATGAGACTAAGCCAGTTTTCCTTCGTGTAACTGCACAGTTAGATAAGAACGTTACTTTAGCTGAGAATACTAAGTATCTTGCAGTTGGTGACGAGATTAAGGTAAAAACTTTAGGTGAAGAAGTTATTGCTGAATCATATAATAAAAAGTTTGATCCATGGATCCACAACGTATCTTATGAAGTAGATGTTCAGCCAAGAGAATTTGGTGTAGAATCGACAACTTCTCCTTCAGTAATCAACACCAAAGAGCCTCATGGCTTTAAGTCGTCTGATACTGTAACATTAATTGACCAACAAAGTCAAGAACAAATTAATGGAGAAGTTATTCAAGTAAATGCTGTAGATTCGTTTACTTTTGAATTTTCTGGTACACTTTCGCAAACTTCCAACTATGTTGCAAAAAGAAATATTAAATATGTATCTTCTGTTAGTTCTACATATCCAGAGATTACCAAATTTGTAGCTGATGTTCAAAATACCTACATTGATAGAAAGAAAGAGAATCTCTATGTAACTTCCACTGGATTGCCATCATACAGCATTACAGCTGGATCTGGAGTACTATCTCGTAAAAAGTTCTTCAGTGTTGGTGCTGGTAATACAAATATTATTGACGTAACAAATCACAACTTCTACACTGGTGATAAGGTAGTCTTCAATCCTAATGGCAATCCTATCAGTGGCATCTCTACTGGTGTATATTTTGTCAGCAAAATTGACAATAATAGATTTAAGTTAGCATTCAGCCCATCAAGAATCTTCATCAACGACTTCATTTCGTTCTCTGAAGGTAATGGAACATCAAATTATATTGTAGCTGATGCTGCACAAGACAACAGAACACTAGGTAGTCAGAATCTACTTAAGAGAATTCCTATTACTACCAAGAAGAAGAATCCAGAGCAACCATTACAGACAGGTCCTGTTGGCATCCTACTCAATGGTGTTGAGATTATTTCTAACAAATTCTCTGATGCAGTATTCTATGGTCAGATTGAGTCTGTTGACGTATTGAATAGTGGCAGAAATTATGATGTGATTAATCCACCACAATTAATCATGTCAGATACTGTTGGATCTGGTGCAACTGGAAATGTGTTCGTTTCAGGACATTTTGATGATATTATCGTAACTAATCCAGGATATGATTATAAGAAGGCACCATCTATTGTTATAACTGGTGGTAATGGTTCTGGTGCTACGGCAGAAGCTAAAATGCGTTCTGTCTTAACCTCAATTAAGTTTGATGCTAATGTTGGTATTAACACAGTAACAGACATTATTGGCTTTGGCACATATCACAACTTCATCAATGGTGAAGAGATCGTATATAAAACTCTTGGAAATACTGGTCTTGGCATCGGAAGCACTGGAAATAACAATACCACAGGTTTCTTAGTTGATGGTTCTAAGTATTATGTAATTGCAAACACTGATTCTTCACTTTCTTTAGCAGAAAGAAAGAATGATGCGCTTGCAGGAATTAACACAATAAACATCACCAGATCAGCTTCTGGTACTCATCAGCTTGTTGCAACAACTGTAAGAAAGGTAATTGATAAGATTGTTGTAACTAATCCAGGTAGTAACTACAGACATAAGAAGATTGATATCCTTTCACAAGCTTATCCACCTTTAGATTATACTAAAGTCAGCACAAGTATTGTTGGTATCAACACATTAAATGACTACATCTTTGCAAAGAATCACGGATTCGAGTCTGGAGATATTGTTGAATATTCAACTTCAAATACACCTATTGCTGGTCTATCAACCACTTTACAATACAAAGCGATTAAGATTGATTCCGATCGCTTTAGATTGGCTTCTGTGGGAATTGGGTCTACGTTCAGCTCTGAAAATTATAGAAGAAACATTTATGTTAAGCTTGATGATTATGGAGTTGGAACCCATACCTTCAAATATCCAAGCATCCAAGTTTCAATTGCTGGAATACCAAATCTTCCAAATGTAACTGGATTTGCAACTGACGCGGTATCTAAATTTAGTACCTCACAAGCTACAGCAGTTGCTGTGGTTTCTGGTGTTATTGATGGTATTTTTGTAACTGAGGGTGGAAGTAATTATGGTTCTGCAAATATCCTAAACTTCGACAGAAAGCCCACAGCTATCGTCTCTAGCGGCTCTGGAGCCGTTGTAGCTCCAATTATAAACAATGGCAGCATTGACCAAGTATACGTCCTTAACGGCGGTTCTGGATACGTCTCAACGCCTACAATTACTGTAAGTGGAACTGGTAATTATGCAAGACTTCTGCCAAAAGTTGTTAATGGTGAGGTTGTATCAGTAACTGTTCTTGATTCTGGTGTTGGTTACACTAAAGAGACTACTGAACTTACGGTAGTAACAAAGGGTAGTGGTTGCATCTTATCTCCAAATATCCAAAAGTGGAATGTTGATACTTATAAAAAGCATGAGCATATTCTAACAAATCCAAATAACAAAGATGATTTGATTATTATTGAACCATTTAATAAAAATAACACCGACAACCAATCGGTTTCTGTAACTGCTCCAAGAATTCTCAGATATCATCTAGGTGATAATATCAATTCATCTTTGGTAGAAGTTGGTATTAATACTTCACACTCTCCTATTATTGGTTGGGCATATGATGGAAACCCAATCTATGGCCCCTATGGTTCTAAGAATCCAAAAGCAATTGGTAATATTACTGAGTTAAGATCTAGTTATACTTTGGTATCCAAGCCAAATAGACCAAGTTTCCCATCTGGATTCTTTGTAGAAGATTATGAATATAGTGGAGATGGAGATCTAGATGCTAACAATGGAAGATTCTGCACAACTCCAGAGTTCCCAACTGGAACATATGCTTACTTTGCAACAAGAAATAACTTCCCATATGTTCTAAATGGATATAGAAATGACGTAGATCAGTTTAACTACGATTTCTCCAAGTCACAACAAATTTTAGACGATCTTCAAGATGACATCTTAAGAAATACAGCCCCATACAAATTAACATCGCCTAATGCAAATTATTACGCTGCTCCTCAAGTTAAGAG